TTTCAGTTTCTTGAAATCCTTAAATTTTTCTTTTCAGGTTTTACTTTTAAATTTTTTATTTCAGTTATCTCAGGATGAATGTAATTATATTTAATTAGATTCATGTGATATGATTCAACAAGACCTCTATTACTCCTAAAATCACATATGTCCATATACCCTCCAAACATTTTTAAAGTTTCACGAGGAGGTGCACTTCTGATTAAAAGTGATTCTTTTACTCCGTATAATTGCTGTACTAAATAACAAAGTAAACTATTTCTTTCATTTTTTTGATGATCATTCATACTAAATGAATAACTTTTTGCACAACTCCATGAACAAAAAACACCAATAAAGGTAAACCTTTTTCTATTTGCATCGTATCTTGTAGGTAATGTACAAGGTGCACAATCAAATTTGTTACAACACCACCAACAAGCAATTTCGGTTTGAGATGGCCATTCAGTATCTTCTTCATTTGATCCCGGTATAAGATCAGTAAGGCATCTTACCACACGTAAACGTTTTACGGATTGTTCTTTTATACTTTCTGTAAATTCTGTTACATAATTTTTAGTTTGGTTATAAACTTGATCATTTTTGTTAAAATTTTGGTCAAATTTTTCAATTTTTTCAATTTTTTCAAATTTTTCAAATTTTTCATTTTTTGTTTCTTTTACAAATTGTTCCATTGGTATTTCACGTTCTTCATCTGAATCAGTTTGGTCATTTATCATCTGTGAAGATTTTTTAATAATTTCTTTGAATATTTCTTTATCATTTGAAATTATTTCATTCTTTTTACTAACAGTTATATTCAAATTACCAAATGATATTTTTTTAATATTTTCATTTGAAACACCTTCATCGTCATCAGAATAAACAATATTGTGATCAAAATTGTTTATTTCATTTCTATTAACTATTTTATCAAAATTTTCTATTTCATATTTCTTCTTACGACCTCTTTTCTTTTTTTCTAAAATTACTGTTTCCTCAATGGAACAATTTTTTGGTTTTCTTCCCCTCTTTTTTTTAACAATTTCATTATCCATAACGATTTTAATTAATTATTATCTTTTTCTTTAAATCCACTTAAAAAAATAAAAAAATAAAAGGAACGAAAGGAACGAAAGGAATGAAAGGAATAAAATTAAATTTTTTACATGGGGTTTTTGTAGGTTTTTTCCTTAATGAAAATTTAAAATTTTTAAAATTTTTAAATTTTTTAAAATTTAATAAAAAGAAACCGGTTAAAGTTGTTAAAAATGTTGATAACAACCCAGTAAAATATATTAATTTTGTTGCAAAAATAACTGATTATAATACTTTTAATTATTATTTTCCAGATATACCAAATGTACAAAAAACCCAACCTTCATGGACATATTTACCTGAAAAAGGTGTAATTAAAGGTGCTATTGATGAACGTCTTGTAAAATACATTAATAGAAAACTTAAACTTAATGAAACATTTGACTATACCATTGAAGAATTTTACCATTTAAATCATTTTTTTATTGATATAAATCTTGATGTATTTAATACTTTTTCAGAAATTTATTTTTATATTACTTATGATTTAAATAAAACAGAGTATATAAATGTCTATTCAAAAGATCAAAAAATAATAAATACCCATTTTGAGTATAAAAATTCAAAAAATATTAATCTTGTTCTAGCTCTTGCAAAATACAAAGAAAATGACATTGTTGTATCTGATTATATAACAAATTATATTAAAAAGTTCTTTAACAATGACCATACAATTACATCTAAACTTTTATTATTAAACTATGATAATATTGACATTGGTTTAGAAGATATTACTTTAGATATGATTGTTAGAAATAAACTAACAAAAAGTTATAACTTCAATGAAGAAATTTTTTAATTAACTTAAAAAATTAAATTTTAAAAATTTTAAAATGGACGAATATCAACTTTTTATTAAAACTGTTCAATCTCAAAGTATTAAAATCCTCGTTGAGTCTTTGAAGGAGGTACTTACCGACATCAATTTATTTTTTGACTCAAATGGATTTAAAATCATGACTATGGATAATGCAAGAGTTGCATTGGTGTATGTAAGACTTCTCAAAGACAACTTTGAAGAATACTTTTGTTCATCAAAACAGATGTGTGGAATCAATATGATTTATTTTTTTAAATTGTTAAAGACTGTTGGTAATAATGATGTACTGACACTTTTTATCAGGAAAAATAATATGAACGAACTTGGTATCAGGATTGAAAATAAAGAAAAGAATACAATTACAGAAAGTTACCTCAAGATGCTTGATATTTCTGAAGAAAAGTTGGAGATACCCGATATATCGTATGATTCTGTAATATCCATGCCCTCGGTTGATCTTCAGAAATACTGTAGGGATCTCTCGGTAATTTCTAACCAGGTGCTTATCAGCAGTACAGAATCAAAGTTTATACTAGAATCAAATGGAGATTTTGCTACCCAGAAGATTATTATTGGTGAGGCACAAAATGGACTCATTTTTTCCAAGAAAAATCAAAATGTATCTGAGACATTTGATCTTAAGTATCTTAACAGTTTTACCAAGAGTACCAATTTATGCAGTACAGTTGAAATCTTTTTGAAAGAAAATTATCCATTGGTAATTGAATACAATGTTGCCAATTTGGGTAAATTGCAATTTTGTTTGGCACCAAAAGTTAAGGAAGAAAATTAAATTCAAATAAAAATGTTAATAATCTTAATAATTCTACACCAATTTAATTTTAAATTTAAAATATTCGTTTAAAATAAAAAAGATAAAATGGTAACAGGTGCAACATCTGCATGGGGATACCCAATACAAAGTATAGCAGGTATGTCTAAAACAATGGTTAACGGTGTTCATCCACTTACTTATGAATTTGGGTTGAGTTCTTACCCACCAACTTTTAAGAATGGACAGTTTATTTCACCTCTTTACAGTTCAAACCAAGTTTCAGCACCTATGAGTTTTGGAAGAAAAACTAGAAAAACAAAGAAAACAAAAAAAACTAAAAAACCCGTTAAAAGGAAAAGTGACGTTAAAAGATTTTCCAAGAAAGTTTGTCGGTTGTTTTTAAAAAATAAATCAAAAAACCCAGTTACTGGTCGTAAAATCAAACGTAGTGGAAAAACTTATAAAAAGTTTGTTTCAGAATGTAAACGCCACAAATTGATAAAGCAAAAAGAAAAACTTTAAAAAATAAATTTAAATTTGGAAAAGGTTCTAAACGTAAATCGGGTGTTAAAAGAGTTGATCGTATCTTTGTAGGTAATAAACCAGATTATCCAAAACCCGATGAACCATTCGTTTACAACGAACAAAGTGAGTCCAACGAACAAAGTGAAAAGGAGTTCAAACAAGAAAGTGAAAGTCCAGATTTACCACCAGGTGTTGAAATAGATAAAGAATCCATAATGTACAATGGTAAAATTATTAACAAGGGAGACACCGTTAAATTTAATGCACTTAAGGAAGGTAAACTCATTAAAATAGGTAAAAGAGTTGTTATCGTGTTAAGAAATGACAATAACAAAGAACGTCGAATGAAAATTGAAGAATTTTTAAAATTAAATTAAAGAAATGAAAAAATTAAAATTAAAACAAAATGACGGACAGAGTTGAACAAATGAAAGAAATTCAAGGTAGTGCTTTGGAACTTTTTAAAAAGAAGAATGCAGATTATGGAGATGCATTTGCTAAGTATGGTATTATAGGTGTATTGATACGAATCCAAGATAAAATCCAAAGGAGTTTATCGATAAGTAATAATGGAATAATACTTGTTGAATCTGAAAGTTTAAAAGACACTTTATTGGACTTGCATAACTATGCAGCAATGGGTTTAATGGTAATGTAAAATTTTATTTCAATTTAAAGAAAAGAATTTATTTTTGTTTAAAAGGAAATTTGAAAAGGAACGTAGTGAAATTTTGAAAAATGAATAAAAAGGTTGAAGAACTACTTAAGATTCCCCAGTTTGAACAACGTAGTCCAGAATGGTTTAATCAGCGTAATAATGCAATTACAGCAAGTGATATGCCAACTGTTTTGGGTGAAAATAGTTACAAGACTCCATGGAGTCTATTGATGGACAAGTGTAATGCAAATCCTAAACCATTTGTTGGAAATTCAGCAACAAAGTGGGGAACCCATTATGAAGACATTGCCATTGAAAAGTATTCTGAAATTAAAGGCAAGGAAGTACTTTCATTTGGTCTTCTTATCCACCCTGAACACAGTTGGTTGGGTGGTTCACCTGATGGAATTACAACCGATGGTATACTTTTGGAAGTTAAGTGTCCATTGAAAAGGAAAATCGTAATGGGAGAAGTTCCGCATCATTATCTTTCACAGGTTCTTTTAAATTTGGAAATATGTGATCTCGATCTTGCACATTTTATAGAATTTATTCCAGGTAACAGTGATAATGACTTTGTCATTAACATTGTCGATGTCCACCGTGACCGTGAATGGTTTGCAAAGGAACTTCCAAAGATGAAAAAGTTTTGGGATTCCGTTCTTGAAGCACGTGAAAAGGGGATTGAAAATATTCCAGAATATCAAAAACACAAAAAACGTGCACCAAGGAAAAGTTCACCTCCCAAAGGAGAAACATTAACGATTAATCAAAGTTATTTTATTAATGACGAACCTGAAATTGAACAACCTGAAATTGAACAACCTTTAAAAAAGGTAAATGAACCTTTAAAAAAGGTAAATGAACCTTTAAAAAAGGTAAATAAACCTTTATTTATTTAAAGAAAGGAATAATTAAATTTTAAAAATGTTTTACTTTAAACGCCCAGTTAAAGTTCCAAATTGTAAAAATTGCAAGTACTTCATTAAGCATAATAATGAAAATTTTTGTAAACTGTATACATATATTTTTGTAAATAACGAAGAAAACTTTAAACCAACCAATTTTATCAGAGCAGAAGAATGCAGAATAAACGACGATCTATGTGGTTTATCTGGTCGTAATTTTAAAGAAAAAAAATAAAAATTTTAATTTAACTTAAGAAAATAAAATTAAAAGTTAAAAGAGACTTCTTTTAATTTTTAATGGGTATTAAAAATTTAAAAAAGATTATACAAAAACACGCACCTGATGCTATATCAGACAAACCTGATTTATTTAATAAAAAAATTTGTATAGATTCAAGTATACTTCTTTATCGTTTTAGGTACACGTACAAAGAAGACAATTTTCATATACAGGGATTTTTATACTCAATTATTGACTACCTTGAAAAAGGTGTTATTCCTATTTTTGTATTTGATGGTGCTCCACCAGATGCTAAGAAAAACACACTTGAAAAAAGAACTGAAACACGTAATAAAATGAAAGACCGTGTTAATGAACTTATAGAACAAAGAAATAAATTAAATGTTGAAATGGAAACAGATCCCGAAACGGTTATTTATTCAGATGACGAAGAGTCCGATGATTCTCAACAAGTTAAGGAAATAAAAAAAATCAATAGTTCAATAAGAAACATTGAAAAAAATATACTTGTTGTAAAAAAGTTTCATTCCGATCAGGTTATGGAATTCCTTGATTCATTGGGACTTCCATATATCAAGGCATATTCAGAATCTGAAGAAACATGTGCTTTTTTACAAAGAAATGGATACACCGATTACGTTGTTACGGAAGATACAGATGCTTTGACTTTTGGAGCAACTAAGGTAATATTTGGTCAAAAGTTATATTCACTTGATAAAGTACTTAAAGCAATTGACATTACATTCGATCAATTTATTGATCTTTGTATCCTTTGTGGATGTGATTACACAGGTACAATTCCCAAGGTAGGTCCAGTAAATGCGTTAAAGATGATTAAAAAGTTTGGTTCAATTGATTTTTTTGAAAATGTACCAGAAACGTTTGAATACCAAATGGCAAGGGATCTTTTTAAACAAAATGAAAATTATAGTTACCCTTCTTTGAATTTTGATTTCAAACCAATGGATCGTAAAAAATGTAAAGAAATGTTTGAACGTTATTCATTAAATAATTATTTTTATGAAAAATTAATAATATTGTTAAAGTAAAAGAAGTGATGGCACTTAAAAAAAAGGTAAAAATACCAAAAAAAATTAAAAAAATTTGTAAAAAAATGGGTATTCGTTTAACGGTTAAACGGGGTAATAAAAAAGTTAAAAAATCACTTAATGTTCTTTTAAAAGAAATTCAAAGAAAAAAATCAAAATTTGGCAGTTTTATGGATAAAGTAAAATCAGCACCTGCTAAAGGATGGAATTACACAAAGAAAAACCCTGTTAAAGTCGCAATTGGTGCTGTTGCTATAGTAGGTACTGCAGCATTAATTATCGGTACAGGCGGTGCAGCAGCACCTTTAGTAGCAGCAGAAGCAGGTAGCGCAGGTGCTGCACTTCAAGGTGTTGCAACAGTAGGAGCATTAGGAGGAGCTGCTAAATCAGCATTAAATGTAGAACATGTAGCAGCAAATGCAGGTAAAACAATGAGTACTGCTATGGATTCCGTAAACCAGGTACAAGGTGCTGTTGGAACTGCTCAAACATTAGCAAGTGTTGTACCAAAAGGTCAAAATGGAGGTTTACATCATGCAGAACAATCAGCACATGCTGCAACTGTTGCTGCAAATAGTGCAAATACTGCTGCCCACGATGTACATAAAGCGGCAGATATATCTGCCGGTACTGCAAGTAGTGCAAATAATATTGCTAAAGATGTGTCAAAATCACCAAGTGGAGAAATTCATGAAAATGCAATTAAAGATATACATTCTGCTTCAGAACAAGCACATTCAGATGCAAAGCAAGGGCAACAACATGCAACTGAAGCAAAAGATCTCGCATCACAAGCAAAAGAACATGCTGATAATGCAAATAAACATGTTGAGGAAGCAAAAGCAGCAACTGATCCTCATAAAAAACAAGAAAGTCTTGATCAAGCAAAAAAAGAAACTGACGAAAGTGTAAGTGCTTCTGCTAAAGCAGCTGACCTTGCAGGTCGTGGATTTACTTCAGCAACCGATGGGTTGGCAAAAATGACAGAAGTAGCTGGGCAAATTCAAACTATTGCTGCTCTTAAAGATCTTGTACCAAGTGGTGGAGGAGGTCAACAACAAGACCAAGGTCAACAAGACCAAGATCAACAGCAAATAGACCCAAATGATGCACAAGATCGTCTTAAATCACTTAACCCAAGTGGTGGATTCGGTAAAAGAAGGTTCGGTAAAAGTTACTTCGGTCATTACAACAATATCCCACATCAACAGGTTTACAACTTCGGTCATTACAATACAACCCCACACCAACAGGTTTACAACTTTGGTCATTACAATACAACCCCACACCAACAGGTTTACAACTTTGGTAAAAGTAAAAAAAGTAAAAAAAGGTCCGGTAAAAATAAAATTATAGAATCTTTAAAAAAAGATTATCGTTTAATTAAAAAAATTAAAAATTAAATTTAAAAAATTTCAAATTAAATTAAATTAAAATTGAATTAAAATTGAATTTGAAATTAATTTCTTTGTTAAGAATATACAAAAGAAATGTCGTTCAATTTCTTTGGATTTGGTCGTAAAACTCGGCGTTCAAAATCTGTAAAAACAAGCAAACCCTCTAAGACTCTTGTAAAATTATGTAAAAAATACAATATCAAAATATCCAAGAAAGTCGGCAGTAAACGTGTTTACAAAAAGACAGGTTTTCTTAAAAAACAGTGTGCCAAAAAAATCCGTTCACTTATCAAACGTCATCACAAATTCGGTGCCAAGGGTGTTCGTCGTGGACGCAAGACTGTTCGTCGCACAGTTCGCCGTACAGTAGTGTCTACACCTGTATATACCCCTTCTATGCCTTCTATGCCTGTACGTCTCTCACGCCGTGCACGTCTTTCAAAACACCTAAGGACTCACCGTGGAAAGTACACCAAGTATGCCAAAAGGGCAGCGATGCTTGCTGCTGCTCTAGGTGCTGGTTATGCCGCAAACAAACGTGGATACGTTAATAAAAGAAATGTAAAAGGAGATATTAATTATTTAAAACATCGCCCCATGGGTTTGTTAAAAACCTACAAAAGAAGCAGGAAAGCATATGAACCAAGTTCCGGTGAAATGAGTTCTTACCGTGCTGCTGCTGGTTTTAGTGAATTTGGAAAAAGGCGCCGCCGTTCCAAGAAAACCATGTTCGGACGCAAACGCCGTGTAGGTCGCCCAAGGAAGACCTCCCGCCGCAAGGTCCACCGCAAGAGTCGCCGCGTTGTCCGCCGTCGGGCACCCCGTCGGTACAGTTTCGGTTACCAGGTTCCCCTTAGTGCTATGATGGGAAATGAATTCTGTTCCAATGGTGGGGGTGTTCTTGGTACCAATAGCACAGGTCTTTACCCTACACCTTGCATGACTGCTGCAATGCCTACAATGCCTACAATGGATGCAATGGGTTCAGCACCTGCATCAGCATTCGGTAAACGCCGCAGACGTTCAACAAAGAAGACAATGTATGGACGCCACCGGTAAATTAAAAATTAAAAAAATAAATTAAAAATTAAAAAAATAAATTAAAAATTAAATTAAATTTGAATTAATAAAATTAAATTTAAATTAATAAAAGGTAATTGTAATAATGCCTAAAAAAACTGTTAAAAGAAAAGTAAAAAAAGTAAAACAAGTAAAAAATGTTAAAAATGTTAACATTAATTTACCCGATGTTTTAAAAAAAGCACAATCTTTGCCACCAAATGAACGTAAAATTTATTTAAAAAAATTTGTAGTTTCGTTTTTAAAGGGAATTGCTTTAGCAGCAGGTGCCGCAACTGCTGCAACGGTTATTTACAAGGTTAATAAAAAAAATATAAACAATGAAGTAAGGTATGTAATTAATACAGGAGGCGATGAGTTAAGAAATCAAGCAAAGAAGACTTCTCCGATTATTGAAAATGAAATGAACCAAATTTTAAATAATATACAACCAAATACCGATCGTTTAGTAGAAAATAGTATAAAAAAAGGTTTTGATGAAACTAAGAAACAAATAATAAATAATAAAACATTTTTAAATGAAACAGTTGAAGAATTAGGTGTAAATGCTGCAAAAGGTGCTACACAAGGAACGGGTGGAATTATAGGTATGTTTACAGGTCAAGGAGGTGAAAGAAAGAAAAATTTAAATAATGGTCCAAAAAACCAAAGAGAACTTAATAACCTTAATAGAGGTAATATATTACCTGGAAAAACACGAAATGATCAAAAACTTTTAAATAAGCAAAACGATTCAGCAAGAGTTATACAATCAAAGTTTAGACAAAACCTTGCTAAAAGAGAACTAAATTACAACAGAGAACTTAAAAAATATAACGAATCAAAACCATTTTTAGGATTTTTTAAAGGTCCTGCACCATTGAAAGGAGCAATTTACAACAAACAAGGTATACAAGAAGTTAAATTTGGTAAAAGAGTAATTAAAAAACATTTAAAATTAAATTAAAAATAAAATAAAAGGTTTTTTTAAATGAATATCAAGAAAATTTGCAAGCGTTTAAAAATTCGATTAACCGTTAAACGCGGTAAAAAAAGAATTCCAAAATCCAAAAAAGTACTTATCAAACAAATTAAAAATAAACTTAAACTCCAAAAAACAAAGTTTGGTGTAAGTGGTGCCGGTATTAAAAAACATTTTAAAAAAAATTGGAAGAAATACGGAGCACTTGCAATTGCTGCAGGAGCAATTGGTGGAGGACATTATTACGCAACACGTACCGAAGGTGGGAAAAAGAGATTTACAGGTTATAATAAAATGGTTGGACCAACCTCTGGTAAAAAAGAAAATCACGAAAACAAAGAAAATCACGAAAAATTGACAGAAATACAAAAAATAAGAAAAGAAGAAGACAACTTACGTAGTCAAGAATTAAAAACATTAACACCTGAACAACAAATTGCTCATAGAAAGGAATCACTCGAAATAGAACAAAGAAGAAGAAGGGAAGATCAAGATGAAATACAAAGAAAAAAAGATGAAGAATTGGAGAAAAAAAGAGAAGAATCAGAAAAAAAAGGTGCATGGGATCATTATGTAAATACAGTAACATTTATTGCAGATGTCCAACAAGGTAATAGACCAGAATTGGTACCTATTAAATTGTTATACGACCAGGGTAAACAAATGTACAATGAACACCAAAAAGAAAAGGAAGAAAAAGAAAAGGCAATACTTTCAGCACAAGAAGAAGTTAATAATGCTACTGACCCTTCTGTTAAAAAAATAGCACAAGACAAATTGGATACTTTAACAGGTGCAAAACAAGCACTTGAAGAACAACAAGAAAAAATAATGAGAACTGCTGATGGATTAAATAATTTGGTAACTCAAAAAGGACTTTTAAAAAGTGACCAATTATGTTCTGCAGAATGGAATCGAATTGAAAATCAAATTATTAAATTTGAAGACCAGTTAGATGACCTCACAAAAAGCGAAGATCCTGAAAAAAGAATGAAGCAATTGGAAAAAAGAAGAAAAACATTAACGGATTCTTTAGAAGAATTTAAGGATAAAGAAGATTGTAAACCAACTGTCAAAAAAATTAATAAAAAAATAGAAGATATTACTGAAGAAATTACTCAACTTTTAGGACCAGGTGAAGGTTCCCATCAACTTGATTTTGGAAGAAGATCAAAATTTGGAAATATCCGAAAAAGAATTAATATTACATGGAAAATTACAAAACAAAAGTTTTATCAAATTAGTAAAATAATAGCATCCGGTGTACTTTCAGGTATTGGAATTTTTACAGGTGTAACGATTAGTTTATACACCCTTTTTAAGTACTTCGAATATCGTAAAACTAAACTCGACCCAATGTTTGCTGCTAGATTGTTCAAAGCAACTGATTCTAAGGGTCAATTACATGTTGATAAATTCATGAATTCTATAAAACGATCATTTGATACCCATTCTGGTTATTTTGTTAGTAAATTTGCACAAGAAATACGTAAAGAAACCCCTGGTATAGTTCAAGAAGGAGTTACATCAGGAATAAATGTTATTCAGGCAAATTCAATGACCCTTATGATGCCTATGATGATGGCATTAAGTACATACTTTTCAAAACAGATGTCCGATCTTACTGTTGCATCGGCAAAAAAGAATCGTTCAGAATCTGGTAAAAAAGGTTGGGAAACAAGAAGAAGAAAAATGGAAGAAACTAAAGCAGCAACTAAAATTCAAAAAAATTTCCGTGCGTATAATTCAAGAAAAAAGACTAATAAATACAAAACCCATTTACAAGAACATAGTCAAATTGACCCAAGAGAACTTAAGTTAAATGTATTACATAATTTAAGAAATATACACCGCGTTCATCGATTTGGTAAGCGTTTTTAAATTTTTAAGGAGTCCATGTTTAAATTTAGTTCTCTTTGACAAAAAGTTTCTATTGTAATTGCTTCTTCTATATTGATAAGCGTATTTTTAATAGTTATTTCACCATTTGGTTTATTTTTATCAGTCCTTAACCGATAAAATTTGAAAAGATCATTTTCGAAAGTAAATTCAACTATAACACCTTTTTTAAGTTGTTCTTTTGATAAATTATTTAATAAATCATTTTTTAAAATTTTTTCATTTTCCTTTGTAAGTGTTCTAAAAAGAACTAGTTCAGAATTTTTAATGTAATATAAATTATACAAATTTGTTTTTTTAATTGATTTATTTTGTTGTTCCGTTTCTTTTTTAATGAGAAGATCCATAGTATGTAATTCTTTCCATTTAAGAAGGGAGTAGTCCCTTCCAAATACTACAGGATGGTCTATAGGTGTAAAAATAAGTCCATCTATTTTATTTTCAGTTGTTTTTTGAATGTGTTCCCATGTTTTATTAACGAGTGGACCATAATTATAAAATAATTTAGTTTTAATATTAAAACAGTCTGTTTCTTTATTTACATAACGTTTTAATATAAAATCAATAATACAAGCATATCTCAAACGGTGATTTTCTTTTAAAAAACTAGTCCCATTGTAAACAAAAGTATCATGAATAAGAAAATTCCATGTATTTTCTTTGGTTTTTATAAGTTCACCATCAAAAATACTTCCTTCAAAGACTTCTTTTTTAAATGAAAGATCCATAAAATAAAGTTCATTATTTCTATTTATAATAAAACACATTGGTTTATTATCAATATTAATAAGTAAGAGTATTGCACGT